TTTATTTGCCCATATCATATCAGACAACTTTACCTCCTCACCATTAGCAATACATTTACAAATAAACTCTAGTCGTAGTCGGTATTGTGTAGATAGCATACTCTCACTCATTTCCACGTAATTATTTAGAACCATGAAAAAAGGGACCCGAAGGTCCCCTTGGGTGTTCCGACTTTTGTAGAGACCGCACGAAAGGTCTCCACGTTATTTATCAGAAGCTGTACTTCAGACCCAACTTGGATCCATAACCACGGTCGATGTCACTGTCGCCACTACCAACGAACGAGATTTCACCGTAAGCACCAAGAGAATCGGTCAATGCGAGACCCAGACCTGCCTTGCCAGAAGGAACAGTTTCGCTCTCAGCGCCGTCAGGAGAGACTACGGTAGCGCCGCCTTGGACGTAGTATGAAGCACTCTCACCGAGTTCGCCTTCATAACCAACGTGAAGGTCGGTAGCGGTTCCAGAATAGTCGGAACCAGTCCAACCGGAGTTTGCTTCAACGTTGACGTAGGGACCAGCGAAAGCAGCACCAGCAGAGACAGAAAGGGCAGCGGTTGCTGCGAATACAGATTTGATCATTTTGTTTAAAAGTTTGTTTACTTGTGGAGTTAAACCCACAGATGGTGGATCGGTTCGACTCCCGATCGCATGAATATATTGTAGCATAAAACGCTGAGAGCGTCAACCAGGTTATGCAAGTAGTTGCGGCACTCGCCTGATTTGCTACAAGACTAATTTATCAGGGTTGAGTCCAAAAAACAACTCCCCTTGTGCCAGTTTACCATACGGATATCCGATAAGTGTAATAATATAAACTTATCAGTTTAGAAATATTAAGGCACCAGTGATAACAACATTTCCAGTAGCAGCAATAGATATGGTAGTGCCTGCTGTTTGAGTTATAACAGCAGCAGAGGTTACATTAACTCCAGATGTTCCTGCTATATTGGTAAATCCACTAGCACTTTCTATGTTAGTATTTCCAACTAAAGACTCCGCTTTAAATGTAGAACTTCTATTTTTAATCAGTGGAACAGATAAAATACTTCCTGCTGCTAAGTGTTGTTCACATCCAGCAGTCCATTGTAGATAATCACCAACGATTCTATGATTAATAGATCCAGAAGAGACAATATTCTTCGACGCTCTAGGATCAAATTGAACTACAGTATCTTCAGAGACACCAAATGTTAATTTTTGTCCAAGAATAGTTTCTTTATCGTTACTAGTTGTTTTTTCTACACTACCAGCGTTTAAGATAATTGCACCACCACCATTAGATCCTGCCTGAATATTGACTTGATTTTTTCCAATCAATATCAATTCTTCCGCCGCTTCAATTACAATTTTTGATGCTTTTATAGTTCTAGTAGAACCAATTGATTGTTCCACATAATCACCATAGCATAAAACATTTAATGCTTGCCCTTCTTTATCATCACCAGCATTGTATTGAATATCAGATCTATTATTATGCTGACATTGTTGACCCCAAGATTTTATTGCTAGTTTACCACTGCCAGGACCCCTTTCTTTATTACGTATTCCTGTGAGAATACGAATACTACCTTTCTGATCTAAACTAATAGAACTATCGCCAGGACCATCAATTTTTAAAGCAGATGAAACTCCATCAGGAAGAAGTCTCTCGTAAATTTCACATCCAGTTAAAGATCCCTTATATATTGTTTGAAAAATAGGAAATTCTGCCAGAGATTGTTCCTGATCTGGCGTTATTGGATTAAAAATATTTTTTGGATAATTTATAGCAGGTTTCATGGGCAATCAACGTAACGTCCGGTACCAATTTTAGTAGCACCAATTGTAGTAAGTGTTTCTATATCTAGACATGATAGAGATGGAATTAATTTTGCACCAAAACCATTGCCCCCAACAATAATAATTTCAGGATATTTTTCGTAAGTTATTGTTCTATTCAGTACAACAGCACCAGTAACAAAACCTGATTCATTTATAGTTACTTGAGCAACATCATCTCTACCATCGATATAAATTTCCGGAATTTCAGTATATCCAATTCCCGGTCTCACAAGAGTAAATGTATCAATAATACATCTTACATTCTTATCTTCCGGAAGATTTTTCTTATAACCATAACCAGGAGTCTTTACTCGTATTTCTGTTAAAAATCCATCAGTATCCAATAAAGCAGTTGCAGTGGCACCAATACCTTCACCACCAATGAAGACATATGGTGGTTCTGCGAATGGAGATCCTGGACGATTAATAGGAATATCAATAATTCCACCATTAATATCTGTAATAATACTTTCAGGATCTACAGATGGTGGAATATTTTCAACAGTTCCAACTTTTGGTGTATCACCTTCACCTTCATCTAAATCATCTAAATCTGCTCCACTGACAATAACTGCGTCATAAAATACACCAGATCCATTTAAAGTAAGTCTGAGAACTTCAGCATCTTCAACAACACCATCTTCCTCTATACCAACAACAATCCTAGCATTTTTATCGATAATTGTAGAAGATCCTACTAAATTTCCATTAATAATGTCAGAGGATGTGATATTATTTCCGGAAAGAGTATAGAAAATTTCAGTTCCATCAGGAACATTAATTGTAGAAACAGTATATACAATAAATTCGCCTTCCGTTACAATAGTTTTATCTGCTGTTATTTCATAAACTTGAACAATATCATCACCAGTTATATCATCTAAACCGTCATTATTATCATCAATTTGAGTATCTGCTCCTACAATATCTCCTTGTTCTTCTTCTGTAGGTTCAATATCTTCAAACGTAAAATATTCCGGCAATTTTACTTCAGGATTTATAGATATGGATTTATATGGATTTTTTATATCATTTTCGACAATAGTGCATTTTGCCAAGTTTTTAGTAAAAACAGTTTGAATGCCACTTTCCGATTTAGGAGAATTTGTTTTTATATAAAGATAAAAATCTTCAGGTCCTTCTTTCTCAGAATTTATAAAAGTTTTAATTTGTATTGTTTTCTCTGTTTCTCCTGGAGCAAAACCTAAAATACTGTTGTCTGGAAGATAATCTTCATTTTCGTTAGCAGTTCCTTCGTATTTTAATGTTTTATATTTTACAGAAGAAGAAGATTCTGTAAATCCAGTTCTGGTAATTACAAATATTGCGTTTTCTCCTTCTGTAACTTCAATATCAGAAATACTATACACAATTCTTTGCTTCTTATTGGTGGAGGGACCTGCGGGAATATTTCCAGCAGAAAGAATACCTCCAGTAAATCCAACTTTAGTCTGAGATAATAATTTACCAGTATATGCTTCATCGCAAACATATTGAGTAAAATCTACACTATTAGTTGGGAAAAGATTTTCAATATCTTCCAAAAGTTTATCTAAGAAATCTTCGCTCTCTTTTTCCTCCTCCTCTCCATCTGTGCATATTGCTTTATAATCACTACAAGTTTTATCAGGACCAGAGCAAGAAATTCCAAGTAAATCAAGAACAAAATTAATCGCTCCACCAATTATATTAAGAGGAATTGCAATTGCACCCAAAATATCTTGAATTGGACCAAGAACAGTTTGCAAAATATCTTCCATTAAGGAATTAATTTTGGATAGAATACCATTGATTAATGTATCAATTTGACATGCAGCGGCGCGATAAATTTCTTGGACATAACTCATTAATACATTAGTCAACCACTCTTCTAAACGATCCCCAAGATCTGCCATTTGACATCCCAAATCTTTCAATAAATTATTGAAAAATTCTGTTACTGGAGTTAATGAATTACCATCTTCAGATGGTCTAAGTAAAGCATTAATTAAGTCTTTTACTGCATTTTGTAATTTTTCAATAACAAATCCCTTTACCCTAGCAACAAAATCTTGTACAACATATAAAATTTTGTTAACGTATCCTCTGGCAATTCCAACAACTTCATTCAGTTCGCCAGTAACTTGATTTACAGCATAAGTTCCTATATTTCCACCATTTGATTGAACTGCTGCTAAAAATTCCCCCAAAATAGTAGTAACTTGAGATTTCATGTCTTGGTTGTCGCACTTTTCTGCTTTAGTTTGACACCATTCTTCGGATTGGGGATTACCTTTTTTTATAGGAGTAATTTTCTTTTCTGGAACAGTTACTCTAGCGTTACCATCACCATCCCTAGACCCGTCAGATAATCCACCAGTAGCAGTATTTTTATTGGTTCCTTTTTGTAAAGGTTGTCCGTCAACTTTTACATTAATCTGGGGTATTGCAGTAGTAAAAGGCGGAGTATTTGGAGTTCTTTGACTAAAACTTTTTGTAGCACCAGGAGTCTGTCCAATAGACCCCATAATGATAGGTTTTTGTTTTTCGGTATCCATATAGAAACCGATAACCCAACAACCAATTTCTAGTTGTGGATGTGCTCCACCACTATTACCAGGAATGAATGGAACTGTAACAGGCATCATCACAGTTGCCCATGGCAAATCTGCCGTATCAAGGAGTTCCTTTTTACCAGGATGATCTCCTACAATACGAACTTTGAAACGATAACCACCTTTGTTATTTTTTTCGTCAGTGGCAGTTCCTTCAATTTGACCCACCCACCAATTGAACCCATCGTTTCCGATGCGCTGAGTAGGAATCAACTGTGATACTAATTGATCCATATTAATTAATCATCGTAAATTAAACATTCTAATTCTGATGGATTTTGATCGCAATAAAGTTCGAGTGCAGTTGGATCATGATGATCTCCTGCTTCAATTTCTTCTTTGTGATGTTCTACATATTCTTCCAAGTCATGAAGTTCCCCTTCAATATGACGACGTTGGTTAGGAGAAGTCATAGGATTGTCAAGGATCTCTTTGTCCTTAGCAATATGTGCTTCGATGTTTTCCATAAGTAATTTCTTCTACGTTTTTATTTAGTGCCGTGGTTTGATTCAATATCCCCATACGAATCTCGCATCAATCTTAAGGTTGTTGTAAACTTACCGTTTCCGTTTGCTGCAGAGTCGTAAGTATGTGTTACTTCCTCAATGAGGTAAATGCCACTACTTTCTTGATCGTATGGTTCATCATTGATTCTAGCACCTGGTGCTTTATTTACAAGTTTTATGTTGATCTTATCACCTGCACAGATCTCTGAGTTGCCCGGAATCACAACTGTTGCCATTTGATGCTTTAGTAATTCGTATCGCATTAAAGACTGTGCTGCAAAATGTTTATGAAAATCACAAAATTCACTTGGTTCTTCTGATTCATCTTCTTCTTCATAAGATGCAATTCCGGGTTCATTGTACCATGATTCATGATCCAAAATGGTGGATACAATTCTAGTTGGATAATCAGAAATAGACTTATCTCCAAATTTAATTAAAGATGGTTTATTTTGTGCTCCAAGATGCTTCATGCTATCATATGCATCTTCCAAACTATAATCATATTCATGATACTGACCTGTAGAATGATTAAAGAAAACAATAAGACTAGAATACTTTCCTTTCCTCATAGCAGACATAACATCAACTTCAGACCGAAATATTGCTTGAGAAATTGTAAGTCTATCATCTGCACCATCTGATTGATTAGCTGGTTTTTCGATGTATGGACCCCATGTGTTCTCTTCATTCGCATCTAATAGATCATCAACAGCGAAGAAATTATATCCTCTCTTATTTTCCCAGAAGAAATACCCGGCAGATCCACTAATTTTATCTCTATCTCCATCAGATTTTGAGTTTTTTCCTGCAGATCCACCACTATCAATCTTTACACTCTTCACACACAACGATGAGATAATATCAAATGGTCTCCTATTTGTAGGAAGCATTTTCACAGCAAATTGAGTTGGTGATGTCATACCATTCAAATTTACTACAAATGGTTTGTCTGTATTTAAATCTTCCTGTAAAATTTTAGCAATAATCTCTTCTGGTTTTCCTTCCAATCTTTTCATTAATCTCACACATTCATTATTAAGTGCTTCAACAGATACGAGACCTAGTGTAAATGCTTGTGTTTGGTTTTTAGCATATCTGTTACCTACTTTCCATACTTGCATTACATATTCTTGTGGATCATCTGTAGAAGAAGTGTCCACAACGATCTTAACAGTCTCACCACCTTGTATGGGAAGATCTGCTAACAATCCAGCACTATCAACAACCGACATTGTTCCTGCAACAAACGGACTAGTGATACCTTCAACATAACTGAAAGTTCCAACCATTTGTTTGATTTCATACCCTTCTGTTTCTCCAAGTGCTGCTATAACAACACTTTTAAGAGAAAATTCAAATGTATTTTGAAACTGTTGTGATTGTGCCATTATTACGAAGTCCTAAGTTTTAGTTCATTAAACGCAGAGAGACCTGCATCATTCATATTAATGCCAGTAGCTACACTATTTGGAGTTGGAGTTCCATTTTGTTGACCGCCACCAGAACTGTAGTAATTATTAATAATAGTAGGTGCTGCACCAACACCAGAAGCAGATGCTACTTGTGCTGAAGTCGCCATGATAGGTGTTCCAGTTTGTGGTGATGCAGATTTTGCTGGAAGAGGACCAGGAGCAGATAAAGTCTTTGCTGCCAATTGAGGCATCCCCGCCTTTTGGAACATTTTTGATTTTTGATCTGCTGTTAGAGGACTTGCTCCACCAGCGCCAGTACTAGCAACTTGTGGTTCTCCACCACCAGGAGGTCTGTAAAATGTTCCTCCAGGTGGTGTTAAACCACCAGCGTCAGGATACCATTTTAACAACTCAGCCTGATCTGCTGACCACGAGAAAGATGCGCTGCTACTACCATTTGATAAGACTCTACCATCCGAAGTCTTAATACCAACGTGTCCTTTATCAACACCATTGTCATATACCCAAACATCGCCAGGTTGAGCATTTTCAAACCCAACTTCATTCCATCCTGCACCTTTCATACCGTTGATTGCATCAAGTGTGTTTTGTGCTGCGCCCCAAGGTGGTTGTATTCCTGCTTTTGCAAATACTTTATTTACAGCAAATACACAAGATCTAGATCCGCCACCAGGACCATCTTTTGTGCTCATACCTCTTAAAGATTCTGCTGCATCTGCTAATTGACCACCTCCTGCAGAAGATCCAGGAGAAGATGCAGCAGTAGTTAAATCACCAGATTGCATTTGTGATAGGAATTTATTTGCTCTAGCGCCTCTAGTTGCTACTCTCTCTTTATCTTTCGAGTCTAGATATGTTTTATTTGCACCTCCCCTATAAACAGCATTATATGCACCTGTCATGGTTGACATATTATCATTATTTGCACCAACACTTTGGAAAAAAGCAATTGCCGCTTTTGCTGCTATTGAATTATCCGTGTTTAATAAATCTGGATTTTTAACAAGATCAACACCGATCATGTCTCCTATCTTCTTGTAATTTTCTTTTCCAGTTAGTTGAATAAATCCCCTGCCGCGATATTTATGTCCCTCATCAGCAGCATTACCCATGTCATTGCCATACATGGCATCAAAGAACTTTTTATCATCTAATTTTAATGAATCTAATTGTGCGTCAGTATATCCTGCTGCTCTATTACCCATTGCTTTTCTAATATTAGCAGCAGAGGTGTTTTTATAACTTTGTTCAGATTGCGCCTTAAATCCACTTTCACCTTCTAACTGAGCGA